AGGTTTTTCTGATCGGGCTTCGGCCATGGATTAGGCTTCGGCATCAAAGCAAGCAGGTAACGCTGACAAGCAGCAATAGATTTTGGACCCCAGAAGCCATCAGGCTCAGTGCCAATCTTCTCCTGAATGCGTTTGATGCCGTAGGTTGTCACTTCTTGGGAGTGATGGCGACAAGGGCAACGCCAGCGGCGGCTTGAACGAGTTCACCGACCACATTGGACATCTCGGGAGGTAGAGGAACGCCAAAGGCAGTCAGGATCGTGACAAGGCCAAGCCAAGTCGATTTCTCGCGAAGTTTGGAGAGGATGATTTTCATATTCTTTGAGGGGTAGAATAGCGGTGTGTAGTTAGGCCGTTTCACTTCTTCATTAGGTTTCTTAGCGTCTCCAGGATTATGACCGTTCTCTCGTCGAGACGGTTCAAAACAGCGCTTTGTTGTTTATCTGAATCTTGGAGAGTGATGATCTCACGTTGCGCCGTCTCAATCGCCGTCGCTTTGGCGCTGGCTAACCAAGTAATGTAAGCAGCGGTTCCCAGCGATGACATAACCACCGTTAGCCAAGCTGAGTTGATTTTGATCAGGCTGCTCATTGGTTATCTATTGCTTTAGCGGCTTCAAACCAGTCTTTTACCTGCTCATCAGTATAACCTAGAGCGGTTTGGAAGCTCTCCACGACGGGATGGCTACTATTCACGGTTGCTGCCTTTTCCCACCAGGTTTGAGCCTGCCATTTTGCGTTCACGTCGGAGATACTAGCAATGTATGCACCAATCTGAATACAGACGTCACGACCTAGAGCTAGGCGAAGTGCTGCCATTGTCACCGAGATAGGAGGCAAGGGCTTTGCAGGTCGATTGTCCCAAGCTGTTTCAATCTGCGCCATGGTAGGCTTTGGCCCGTTATCCAACATGGTTAGGCCAGCATATGTTTCAGGAGAGCACATAAACGGCCTTCCTGGGGCTGCTAGGGCTACGGCTTCAGCAAATTGAGATTCTGGAATCATTAGCTGTCAATTTCGATGAGGATTAGTGAAGATGCTCCACGAACAAAGGCAGCTGAATCGGTATCAGTGCCAGTTCTGTTGAGGTAAACAGCTCCCGTGCTGTGGCTTGCCATTTCAATAGCGTAGCTTTGAGAAGAGGTGGAAGCCGGGCTGTCAATATACATCAGCGGAACGGTATTAATGCCTGCGGCTTGGTTTGTTCCTTGCCCAGCGGTAATTCTCGTTCTTGATCCCGCTGTATCACCTTGGAAGACAACAGAGCCGCCTCTAGTGACTCGAAATAGAGGGTAATTGTTCAAAGCAGCACCTGCGCTTAGTTGAGCTAGAACCATAATTCGGCTTGAGGTGCTAGCCGGTGTGATGCTCAGAGAGATGACAGAGCCAAAGGTTGAACCCGTGACGGTTGCCGTAGATGTCAGCGTCGTTTGCAATACCTGCAAGATTTTACCACTGCCACTTGCAGGAGCTGCAAAGGTGCCGTCAGCTCTAAGGAAGTTAGCTGTGCCGCCACCGCTAGCAGGCACTAGACCGGCAGCACCAGAGGCAAACAGAGGCAGGGTGACATCTGTTCCCGTCGATGATTCAAGTAGTCGGCTGGCTGCGGTATAACTTAAATTGGTTGCAACATTGACCTGCGCTCCCGCTTCGATGCCATCCAGCTTACTTGCGTAGGCTGCGGTCATTAGCCCTTTCTGCGCTGCCGTAGCGTTCTGAATGTCATCGGTGCCGTTGGTATGGCTAGCAGCGTGAGCTGTTGGCGTCCTGGAGTTGCTTAGTCTGCTGTCATCACCGGCGCAGACCGTGCCTCCTATCGTGCCCACGTTACGCGTTGCACTATCACCCAAGTCAGCCTTAGTGCGCAAAGCAGATGCCGTGATGGTCGCCCACCAAGCAGCAATGGCTTGAAACACTCTCTCAGCGGTAAACGCTCTCCGAGTTGTGCTAGTTCCTGCTTCAGCTTCGGCTTGTGAGATCGTCGAGGCTGTCCATTCGCGGGAATCACTAAGCCTGGAATCGTCACCAGCGCAAACGGTGCCAGCCGTGGTGCCTACGTTTAAGTCAGCAGCCGTTCCAAGGGCGTTTACTTCAGCAATAACGCTGTTGATTTTGGTTCTGACGGAAGAACCGCTTTCACCGTTTGATACTGTGGAAATGGGCATAATTAATCAATCCAAGTTAGGTCATCTCTCCAGACTCCAACATCATCCCAGAGTCCAGTGGCTAGAATCCAGGTGCCAGATGGCGGAGGAGCTGGCTTAACATACGTTGAGGCAACGCCTAGAGCAAGACCGAGGGAAAAGTTCATATGCCTGGAAGGGTTACAGAGGCCGTATTGCTCGCAGGTCCATTCCCTGCTGCATTGTATGGAGTAACGCGGTAGGTGTAAGTTTCACCATTAGCCGTTGGTATATCTTCATTGAAAACCAAAGAGGTAGTTGTGCCAACTGGACTGAAAACAGATGCGTTTTCCCTTTCAATTTGATAGCCAAAGCCTGCGCTGCTTGTCTTATCGCTAGCGGTCCACTCCAAGTTTGCCGTAGTGCTTCCACTGGCTGCGCTAACAATTAACACAGGTGCCACTGTCGGAGGCGTGAGAGGTCCAGATGCTGTTTTAGCAGCACCATTCCCAACGCCTAACGACATGGAGAGAGCTATCATTACTGCATCTTGTATGCTCTGACAGCGCCGGAGGACAGGGTAAAGGCTGTGATGCCAAGGCCATTATAAAGGATGGTGCCTGCTGGAATCGTGAAGCCGGTCATGGCATCACCAGTCTTTGCGTTCTCAGTAAAGACGCTGAACTGAGCATCAGCGAGCACTTGCACAGCGTAGAACTTGCCAGTGATGGCGTCAGTTCCTGTTTCGACGACGACGCCAAGAGCTGCGCCGGTATGACCTGAGATTTGGACGTTCGTATTCATTTTAGTAGGTGTTGATCATGTTCATTCGGCGGATTTGACCCTCAGCTCTGAGAACGCGGTCAATTTGAAGCATTTTGACATTCTCAGCTTCGGCTTCAGCCATGGCTGCATTGTCCATCTGGCCCTCGGTTCTGAGGTAGTCAGAAAAGACTGCCTTAGTGACGTAATCACCGCAGAAGTAAGGGATTTTCACGATGGACCAACTGCCAGGCGTCGAGTTCGGAGATTGGCCTTGAGAGGTTGCTGTGGTGCAAGTGTAGAAGTTGCCGGCAGAGGCTGACGTTGTGGAAGGCAGAAAGCTTCCTGTACCAGTGCCGGTGTCGAAGTAGATCTGCGCTCCAACTCCATAAGTTGCATTGGCGCTGTATGGTTCGCCTAACAAATCAGGCTTTGGTTGGCGATACTCGACCCATACTGGCGTGGTCGAGTCCATGATGATGATCCTGCGGTTGGTGCCGTCGTCATCGAGATAATAAGCCACAGGCACAGCTCTAGCTGTCACCTTGGGGTTGAGACTGTAAACCTGCAAAACATCGCCCATGTTGCTGGTTAGGTTAATGTAGTCCACGCCTTCAGCATCCGTGGTCGTGGTCATTTCAGCAACTCGCACGATGTCAGGCCATGGCTCTTGTTCCCAGATGTGCGCGATACGCTGAGAGGCAAAGTCACGAATCATGCGAAACGTGCTGTCCTGGATGGCGGAACGATCTAGGCCGCACAAGGTCACGGCACGATAAAGAATGTCGCTGAAGTTGATCGTTCTCACGCAAAGACTTTACGATATTTAACATGTCGAGTCGAGGGCGGTTCAGCAGCAAAACCAAACTGAAGCTTGGTGCCCGTCGAGTTCACTTTGCAATAAGGGTTATCCTTTTCGTATTGATCGAGGAAGGACTTATCCTGCCAGCACTGGTATCCGAGACGTTGGCCCCAGTAGTGGTAGGAATCAGGATCAACTCGCATTCTCAAACGGCCAATGCCGTCCAGACTGCGGTGCTGCATTTGGTTAATCTGTCCAACGTGTTGCGCCTGCGCCTCTGCCACCACCTTACGAAAGTTCCATCCGGTCTTGAACTCTTTGAGCATTTCAGCTTGAAGTTCTTCGGGGACGTTTTCGATCATAAGGCAGTGACAGAGGGTTTGTTGCGGGACGCTGCGGCCTTAGCCGCTAGCTATTACGGGGTGGAGGCGAACTTGCCAAGGCCAAGAGGGTTCTTGACCACAAGACCAGCAACGGCCTTGATCAAGCGGGCGGGACCGCCACCAGCGTCAGGAAGTTCGGTGACTTCGGGAAGATTGGTGTAACGCAACTCCAGAAGCTCCATGTCTAGGACATAACCACGGGCAGCATTCGGCAGGAACAAGCTAGGGTGAAGCTTGAGGCGGCCAAAGTCGCCCTCGAAGATGTCAACGCTGGCGATGTAAGCATCGCTGTTGGCATCACGGCTGAAGGTGCGAACGGCGGTAGCGCCGGAACCAGTCACGCCAGCTGTGGAAGTCGTGGTCAATCCAGTCGTGAATAGCAGGTTACTGAAAGCACGCTTGAGGCTAGTTCCAACAACGCAGTCGTATTCCTTGAAAGAACCGGTCTGGCCGTAGATCGAGGTCAAGACGCCTTGAGCATCGCTTTCGGTAAAGGAAGCGGTTGCCGTGGTGTTGATGCTCGCCGTTGGAGTGCGGTAATTCGAGTTGACCGGAAGGACGCTTTGAGCGCCGTTCTTGATCCATTCGCCAAGGCCACGGGTGAGGTAAGGAACCGTTCCGTTATCAGCCTGGGCGTCGTTATCAGAGCTGATTGTCAGCTCAATATCGCGCTTGGTCAACTTGATGCCTTTGGCCACCATGCCTGCGAGTTCGTCACGCAAACCGGCGACGTTCGACACGTCCACAGCCAGAGGAGAAACGCGGATGGCGCGTTGGAAAACCTGGATGTAGTTCTGGATGATGGCACGGCCATCATTCAAGTTGGAGTAAGAGCTAACGTCCACACCGTCAACAGAGCCGCTGGACTGAGCCGCTGGCATGTTGTCAGCCTGCCATTGAAGCAGGGTATTCCCTGGCTTGTTGCCCTTGGGAATCATGGAGGTGATAGGGGTATCCCGTGCATCAACAAGGGAGATGTAATCGGCAAGGTCTTCGCGCTTACCGACCTGAGTGCGTTCAAAAAGAGCGGGCATTTGGCTAGTTTTCTATTTGGTTAGATTTACAGGAACCTTTCAGCAATGAGTGCTTTCAGGTTCGATTCGTTGGGAGCTTTTCTGAAGCCAATGTCAGCGGACTTAGATTTGGCAGCTTGGGAGGTTATGGAAGCTGGTGCGGAGCTTGCTTTGGGTGTCGCAGGTGCCTTTTTCACAGGTTGCGCTGTTTTCTTCGCTTTGCTTTCCCTGGCCTTTTTTCCTTCGATCAAGTCTCCAATGGAGAGCTTGAAATCTGGAAACTTTTGGATCTCTGGGAATGCTCGGAGAAGTTCACTAGCGAACTGATACTCAGGGCTCTGCCGTTGTTTCCAGAAGGGGTATTCTTTCTCAGCTTCAGCGTCGAATTGGCGGCGGGTTGCCACGTATTGAATCTGGGCTGGTAAGTGCTCTTCCAGGGCATCAATCGCATTTAGTCGAATGCGCCGAACTTCTTCAGCGGAATACTCAACCTCCTGCCCATCTTTGCCTTTTACAACAGCACCTTCGGCGTTTTCCTCAGCCCACCGTCTAACCTGTCGAGCGTTCTTGATCTCGTCCTGAATCTCGCGCTCAGTCTGAAGCGCAAAATACGGGTTAAGATCTTTTCCCACCGGAACCACTTCCTTTTCAGTTTTTGGTTCGGCGGACTCCAGCTCTTTCAGTTTTTCAGTAAGCTCATGGATCTGCTTTTCAGCGTCCTTTTTCTGCGCAGTGAGTTTATCAATACGCTTCTGGACGCCTTTCGGCAAACCTTTGGAAC